ATTATCTTGTAAAGATTCCAGTTGTTTTGTAAATTCGGGTGGATATAGATCCGCTCTCGTTGAAACGATTTGTCCTAATTTTACAAAAGTGGGTCCAAGATCGAGAAGTTGATCCCTCGTCCAGTCACCAAGTTCAGATTTGTTTTGTACAAACGTATTCTTCCATAGAAATTTGGCGGCAAATTTCCATGTCTTAATCTTCTGGTTTGGTACCACCCGAGTTGGTCTGTAACTCGCGGCGCACAGCATCCTACTATACCAATACCTTTTTATTTCCTTATGTTAGATAATGTGGAAGATATTTTTGACACTTTACGTTTCATATCTCGTGTTGGGTCCTCACTGGATATCCAAGATAACCCAGGGCGAAAAGTTGGACATCGTTCACAATGCGAGGGAACTCGGGAGGCGTTCAATATTTATATCATATGTAGCTCTCTTGTATGTCGCATGGTTCCTTAAAGAACCTTCGTACACATCATTCATGAATGCTCTCATACTAAGTATTGCAGCAACGATTGGATTTCATCTGAAATACGGTCGTGAACGTTTGCCCATGCACACACTCTTGAATATGTTCATCATTTACAGGGGTAGACGGTATATGAATCTTCAGACCTGGTTAACACTCACACTTCTTGTATTTTACGCAGCGACACACGATATTTTATATCTGCCTTAATAACAGAATGAAGATTCACATCGTCGGTGCCGGACCCACGGGTATGTCTATAGCGTGGGAACTCAAAAAATTCACAGACCATGATGTCACTATCTTTGATAAAAAGTTGTCCGCAGGTGGTTCTTGGTGGGAACCATCCGTCAAAGAACGTGATATGCATGCTCATCGCATCGTGTTTGATCGAGCGTTTATCAATACAAAAAGTTTATTCAAGGAGATGGGTATCAATTGGGATGATATTTTTGAAAAAGTTGAATCCGATGTTTTTGATATCGTTCGTGAAAATCTTTCCTCCAAGGATTACTTGACTCTGTCTTCTTTAGCGAGTCGTGTATTATTGATGCCATGGAAGTTTAAAAAGATTTCGTTAAAGGATGCCATTGGTGAACTTTCCGAAGACGGTGAAAAATTAATCAAAGCCTTGACACTCATCATGGATGGTGTGACGTGGGATGTCATGTCCGCATATGAATTTGTAAAAAGTTTTGACCACGTCGGACTTTCGAAACAGTACACACAAAAAGTTTCGGGTAAAGTCATGTGTGACGCCATGCAACAAGCATTGGTTGACGTGGGTGTAAAGTTTGATTTTGGATCCGAACTTCAAGACGTCATGTACTTGGATAATGGCTTTGCCGCTCAATTCAAAAGTGGTATGGTGATCAAAGATGGATTTTTGATTTTGTGTGTCGACAATAGTCCAGCCATTCAACTCATCAAAGATAATTGGGGTGAAGATGCCAGAGAAAAGTTGGAGCCGAGTACATACGGAGCTATCAATGTCATATTAGAGTACGAAGAAGAGATGGACATTCCAAGTGATCTTCAGTACGCCATGGATACCGAACTTAATCTTCAACCGGTCGTTCTTCCGGACAAAAAAACTATATCGTGTGTCATTTGTAATCTGACTGAGGAAGTTTTGAAGATGGATCAAGAAAAGTTGGTTGAAAAGGTTATCGATCAGTTAGGTCTCGTTCAACCAAAGACCATTCGTTTCGGGTGGGGCGCGTCGTGGGATGGAACGCAGTGGATATTTGATCAGTCGTCGGGTGTTCTCAGTTTGAAAGGTGAACTCCCATTCTTTGGCAACTCCAAGAAGGTTGCGATGTGTGGAATGATGTCACCCCGAAAGACACCGTACTCGAGTCTCGAGGCGGCTGTGGAAGTTGGTCGCTCCTTTTGCAGTAAACAATTCGGAACAAGAAAACCATACGAACCATTTATGATTACACACATCATCACACTACTTATAGTTTTGCTTATCATATTTGTATATCGTAGAAGATCATGAAGTTCGTAGCCGTCATCTATGAACCCATGTATGATCATAATGACAAAAAGTATATACGAATAGTTTTACCAGATACCGTGGTAAATCGAGTCCGATCAAAGCATGAGATAGATGGAAGAGTTTTGACTGTTAAAGTTCCATTCCGATATAGGAGAGTGATGTCTAAAAATATGGGTACGAGACCCTTGCAATCTCTTATAAAGGGTGATGAAATTGAAGTCGACATAGAATACATGGGATTGTGGTCAGTTGGTGAACACCATGGTTATTCGTGGAAACTTACTTCGTTTCGATGACTTCTTCGGCTTCGGCTTCGGCTTCGGGCATTTCAACTTCCGTCAAACCATTCTCCTTGAATCCCAAGAAAACACGAAGGGATCCTTCAAGGCGAAGAATTTCACGAGTCATTTCATCGATAGTTTGTCTAATCTTGGTGATGTTATCGTTGACGTTAAGAGTCGGCATTTATACTAAATTAAAGTTTTTAGTCTTTAAATCAGTATGTTGAGTAGGTCTGGGTACATTGTGAGTGATCCAACGCCTGAACTTCGGAAAGAGCTCACCGTGAGACCGGTCATCAATACAGAATTTGGTTATCCACCACCACCTTTTAAAGTTTACAAACCAGGAAAGAAGGGTGGTATATGTATACCCCGATTCTTTGCTGAAGACAAGTTTGGTAAACCAAAAGAAGATCGTAGACCAGAACCACACCGTGTTAATCTCAAATTTCATGGTAAACTCAGAGATGAAACACATCAAAATGAAGCTCTCACGAAAGCACTTGAAGCTGGTCACGGTGTTTTATCTTTGCCGTGTGGGTTCGGTAAAACAACCGTATCACTGGCCATCGCGTGTAAACTCGGATATCGGACAATGATCATCGTACACAAAGAATTTTTAGCCAATCAATGGAGAGAAAGAATTAAACAGTTTTGTCCAGGCGCGACGATAGGCTTGGTTCAACAAAATAAGAAGGAAGTTGAGTGTGATTTTGTAATAGCCATGCTTCAATCATTGTCACTCAAAGAGTATTCATTTGGAGACTTTGAAAGTATTGGAACTGTGATTGTGGATGAAGCACATCACATATGTGCTAAAGTATTTAGTCAATCTCTGTTTAAGATGTGCCCTAAACACATATTTGGTCTCTCGGCGACACCCGTTCGTAAAGATGGTCTCTCTAAAGTTCTTCATTGGTTTATGGGTCCTATATTCTTTGCTGTCGAACGCGAAAATCAAGAACAGGTTGATGTATTTCCGGTCGTGTTTGAGTGTCCCATGTTTAGAAATCCACCACCGTGTACGAGAACAGGAACTATATCATTGGTCAATATGATCACAGAACTCGTAGAACATCGTACTCGAAACAAAATGCTTGTTGCGTTAGTTAAAAAAGCCTCTGCGGGATCAAGACAGTTACTCGTACTCAGTGATCGTAGACAACATTGTGAATTTTTACACCAATGCTTTCCCAAGAGTTCGGGTCTCTATATGGGTGGTATGAAAGAAGCAGATCTCGAAGCGTCTTCTAAAAAGAAGATCATCTTCGCAACTTTTAGCCAAGCTCATGAAGGTTTAGATATACCGACACTCGATACCGTCATTTTGGCCACGCCAAAATCCGACATCCAACAATCTATTGGTCGGGTCATGCGAGAAACGCCAGGTAAACAAAACAATCCTCAGATATATGACATAGTGGATCAATGGTGTATATTACATGCTATGTACAAAAAACGTCTTCGAGTTTATAAACAAGGTGGTTTTAATATAACTTTGAATTTAGACAAAGACGACGAAGAAACCCCTTTCCAGGGAAAGTGTTTAGTTTTATAATCTGTGACACTACTAGATATGTCTGGTGCATTAATACAACTCGTCGCCAAAGGTGCTCAAGATGTATTTTTTACGAGTGGCGAGGGAACATCATTGTTCTCGTCTAAATATTCTAGGCACACAAACTTCGCCCAAGCTCCTCGATTCATTAGAGAATTCACACTCGCAGACGATTCTTGTGTCATACCAGTCCATGGTGATCTTCTTACAGGGCTTTGGTTCGAAGGTAACGAACTCGTCGACGCATTCCAAGGGGCGACAATAGATCTCTATATAGGTGGTCAAAAAATAGACTCACAACCATTCGATTTTGTGAGTGACGTTTATCAAAATTACCTCGCAGACACCTACACAAAGTCTCAGGAAATAAACAACAAATGCTCAGTCACGAATACAAACTTTTTACCACTGCCATTCTTTTTTAATAACAAAAACTCATACATTCCGATCGTAGCTCTTCAATATCACCAGGTTGAAGTGAGGGTCAATTTTGTCGAGACAGCTACGCCCGTGAGCGCTAAATTATACGGCCATTATGCATTCCTCGACGCACCAGAGAGAAAGAAATTTACATCCAACAAAATGGACTTTATCATCACACAAACTCAATCAATTAAGGAAAATATGACTCAGGGTTATAATGACATAGATATTTCCAACTTTAATCACCCCGTGAAATCATTATTTTTCGGTATTCCCACATTATCCGATAATGTTGCTTCGGATCGTTTTACATTCGATACAGCAGACATTCTTTTGAATGGTACACATCTCTTGGAAGGTATGTCCCCGACGTACTTTCATTCAGTTCAGAATTACTTCAACTCCGAATTTGGTATTTCTGCATTTCACGAAGAATACAATACCCCGTTTTACACCAGGTACTACGCGTATCATTTTTGTTTGAATGCATCCGAATATAAATCAACGGGTACGTGTAACTTCAGTCGACTCGATAACGCAAATCTCCAATTAAGAAATGTAGTGTTAGGAACAAGCCGATCTGGAGAAAAAATACGAATATACGTAGTTAACTATAACGTGTTGCGTATCCAGGACGGAATGGCTGGAATTTTATTCGGAAACTAATGTAGAATACCATGGTTGGTAAAACGACCCAAGTTCGGGAGTTGATTATTAATCGCCTCGATACTGATGGTGAACGCACGATTATCGATCGCACAGCAACAAAGACGGATGTATTGGAAAAGGATCTATTTGTTGCTGCATTAGACCGTACAATTTTACATGTGTCAAATAACTTTTCAAATATTACAGCATCTCAAGCAGATATTGTTCGTATCGACGGTGTTTTAATACAAAATAACCTGAATCCCGATACAACCGCTTTCGATGATCTTCTCACAGATCACACATCAAATGCCGTGCGTCTCAGTATTCTAGAAGATGTGCATTTAGCTAACGCTCTCGTGTTATCTGATACATTCTCCAATGTAACTACTCTACAATCAAATGTTTCTTCGATTGAAGCTAACGTATCGGAATTGCAAACAAACGTATCCACAAACTTTTCCAATATATCCAAATTACAAGCCAACGTCGTCCTAATAGAGAATAACATTGACACCGTCGAAGGACGCATCACGTCAATCGAAGGTGATCTTAGTGGCATTCAAAACTTCGGCGACATACAACAACTTACAACCGACGTTGGAAATATAATCAATAAACAATACGGTACAGCTGGTGTTATCATCGGTAAAGATTCCGGTCTCGGTGGTATTGGTTCAGAATCTACTGTGGTCGGTAAGGATTCGGGTGCATACATAGGGGATTACTCCATAACTATAGGTTATAACTCAACAAATTACACATCCGCCGCACAAGCAAAAAATGGTACAATTGTCATGTCAGCTATCGGCAATGAAGAAATATTGACTCCGGTGAGAGATAGATCACTGTACATAGCACCGATCCAAGAAGACAACTCTAATGTGATTCATATACTCGGTTCGAATGTGGCGACACATGAAGTCGTGAAGACGTCCGCTCTCATATTGAAAGACGGTGATGTTCACGTGACTACCGACTTGAAACTTATAGATGGAACGTCGACCAAGATTTTGTTCAGTAATACGTCCGGTAACTCTTCGTTTGCGGGTACACTAACTGTTGGGGGATCGTCTTCGTTTGCAGGTGCCATGCAAATCAATAATACTTTAACCACAGATGGTTCTTTTTATGTGAAAAACGGTGGTGTGACAAAGGCTCAAATCCTGGATGATGGTACGTCGTCATTCTTGGGTGTCATGCAGGTAAATGATAACGCGACATTCGACGGTACAGTCTATTACAAAAATAGTGGCACCGAAATGGCACGAATCAATGGCACAGATGGAACATCTTCATTCAGTGGCGCCATGCAAATCAATAATACTTTAACCACGGATGGTTCTTTTTATGTGAAGGCTGGTGGTGTGACGAAGGCTCAAATCCTGGATGATGGTACGTCGTCATTCTTGGGTGTCATGCAAATCAACAATAACCTCACAACCGATGGATCTTTCTTTGTTAAAAATAGTGGCGTGACAAAGGCTCAAATCCTCGACGATGGTTCGGCTTCTTTCGCTGGTGGCTTAGTCACAAATGGCGCTATAAGTGCTTACGGCGATGTAAATCTATTTGATAAAACGATAAACATTAAGAATGTGGGTGGAACTTCTGTGTTGGCCACGATAAGTAATCAAGGTGTTTCTTCTTTCGCAGGCGCGATGCAAATCAACAATACTTTGACCACCGATGGTTCCCTTTATGTGAAAAACGGTGGTGTGACAAAGGCTCAAATCCTGGATGATGGTACGTCGTCTTTTTCGGGTGATATGACCTTAAGTTCCAAAATGCTTATGTACGGTGAAAGTTTTATAATGCACAGTGGACCGGATAAAAAGATTGAACTTAGAAATGATGGCACGGGTTCTTTTGCGGGTGGTTTAACAGTTGTTGGTAGTATTCAGGGGCACGATGATATAGAAATATATGAGGATAGTGTAATCAAATTTAAAGTGGATTCTGCAACTGGTAATGGATCCTTTGGAGGGACTTTAAAAGCGGCGGGAGCTACCACACTGGGTAGCACAGCTTCATTCGGTGGTAACACACAAATCAATGGTACACTCGTTGCCAGTTTGAATGGGTCTTTTGGTGGAAATTTACAATGTAATGGCACCGCCACGTTGGATACAGTAACGACGTCTGGAACAGGCTCCTTCGGGACCTTGAACTGCGGTGGAACCACGACGGGTAGTACCGGCTCCTTCGGGGCCCTGAACTGCGGTGGAACTACAAAGGGTAGTACCGGCTCCTTTGGGGCCCTGAACTGCGGTGGAACTACAAAGGGTAGTACCGGCTCCTTCGGGACCTTGAACTGCGGTGGAACCACGACGGGTAGTATCGGCTCCTTCGGGGCCCTGAACTGCGGTGGCACCGCCACGTTGAATACAGTAACGACGTCTGGAACAGGCTCCTTCGGGACCTTGAACTGCGGTGGAACCACGACGGGTAGTACCGGCTCCTTCGGGACCTTGAACTGCAGTGGCACCGCCACGTTGAATACAGTAACGACGTCTGGAACTGGTTCTTTTGGTACCGTAAATTGTGGTGGGACCGCAACCGCTACCACTTTCAGTGGAAGTCTATCCGGTAATGCGACTGGTACGACCGGTTCATTTGGTACCGTAAATTGTGGTGGGACCGCAACCGCTACCACTTTCAGTGGAAGTCTATCCGGTAATGCGACTGGTACGACCGGTTCATTTGGTACCGTAAATTGTGGTGGTGACGTAAATTGTGGTGGTGACGTAAGCACTCAAACGTACTTGATAAGTAATAAATGGAGAAGTCAAGAATTTTCAACAGCCTACGGAGATTTCTGGGGGGGTTTATATATTACTATGAATGCCCAAGCGTACACCGATATAGTACCCTTTAACCAAGGAAATACGAGACTTGGTACATCAGTGTTTTATTTTCAGAATGGGTATTTTGCTACTGTATATCGTAATGCTGAAAGTACACTTTCAGATGATAGAGTAAAATCTGATGAAATTTTAATTGACAATGCAACGGGTATTATTAACAAGTTAAAACCACAAACATATACAAAGAGACAATTTATATATCACGTGATAAGCGATGACGAATATTCTAATATTCAAGAAAACAACACTGTATTTTGTAGTAAGACACGTACATACGTTGATCGCGACATTATTAAACCAAATACGTTAAACACCGACGAACCGTGGATCGCGAGAACTTTAAGTACCGAATCCAATATTGAAAGCGGTTTAATAGCCCAAGATATATGGTATGATTGTCCAGAACTTCGGTATATAGTTGATATATCAGATGACGCGTCACCGGCAGAAGAGAAACCTATCACGGAAACAGATGACATCCAACAAGACCCCGATTACGACGCCGCTGGATGGGGAACGACTGCGGCGAGTGTAAACTACACAAACCTTATACCATATCTTATTAAATCAAATCAAGAACTCCACGAACGAATCAAGGTTTTGGAAAATCCAACTAATTAATTTAGAATGTGATTGGTAATATTCTCAAGTTGATACAACCCTCGCACGTCTCAGCACATTTGAAAATACGCTTAGCTAATACTACATTTGCTGCACGAGCAACCTCGACGTGAATGAAGACCAAACTGCAACCGTCACTTTGGATCTCTGTAATGTCTGTTATAAGACGATTCAAACCCATTTCACCGAAGGTACCATGCCCGTGGGTGCCACCAAGGAGTCACTCATTCTCTCATATGAACATGACCCTACAAAACCTTTAGCACCCTAGTCACAATTCTGAAATACTTTATAAATCTTACCAAACTTGATGTCGGGTTTGGTAAGATTTGTGTATGTATTTAATAAAGCATATTTTCCATCATACCAAATTGTTCTCATGTGATTGAACCCGTATTGAAAAAGATTTGACATAGGCACGCTCAGACGTCGCATACGGTAACATGGTCGGTCTTCTTATCGAAGCCATCAAAGAATTGAGTGAACGATAGTCCTTTTTCCCATGCTTTTACAAAAAACATGGCAAAAACGATTTTACTTTTCCAATGTGTCCATCAAGGCCAGTGTGAGGACACCAACGATGAAGAACATAACAACATAGTTGCACTCTGTGTCTTCAGACGTTTTCTGATTCCCTACAACCCGTCTTGGTCTGGGTATAGCGACTGGTTCTTCCTCAATGGGACAGTAACCTATCATTATATATTATACCTAAAGATTAATTTCGGTCTTCTTCTTTCTGCCTCTCTTGGATCCACTGACGTTCACTTCCCTGACTTCACCACCTGTGGATTCCCCAGAAATGGAGACAATGTCCGATACGGCATCGTCGTCGATGGCCGGTGGATCTTCGCGGACAGTTTCTAACGGTTTTGTATTCATCGGTGGTGGAGGCGGCATCATGATACCACCCATCAAACTAGAAATATCGATACCGGGTCCCTGCATTTCGTAAGAACCATCACTCGGAACCTGGGATTGTGTGGTTGTATTCTGAACCGCAGACATCATATTCTTCACGAGATCTGGATTCTGTTTCAAGACGTCGTTCATGTTTGGAATCGCCGCCTTGAACATACTGTTTGTCAAGTGGAACATCATCGCAGAACCACCGAGCATCATGATGAGCTTGACTTCTGGAGCGACGTTGACCTTGTTGCGATACTTCACATACAGTTCTTCGAAAACAGTATCGTAGTCTTCCACCGACTCCATGACAGATTCTGACCAACCTTCGAGCTGAATTTCAAACGGATTGTAACGTTTATTCATAAATTCGAGACCAGTCACACATGCGACCAACATGCGTCGGGAAAACTTGATCGATTGGTCAACTTCAATACCATACGTGATTCTCTTGACTTCTGTTCTGATTTCATCAATTCCAGAATACATATTGAGACGTTTATTGATAGAAACACCCTTCTTTTCGAGACGGTTCAATTTATTCAGGAGATCCGCCTTTTCTTCGTCAACGGATGTGTACCCTTTTGAGGGTTGTTCTTCGGCATACACCGGAGCGTCGTCGTCTTCATCGTCGTAGTACGGCTCTTGTTCACCATAATCAATTTCTTCCGCTGGAGCCTTTGGGGGAGCCGCCTGTTTGTTGGGGTTGGCAAAAGCGTCAATTTCTTCCTGTTGTTGTATAACCGGTCGATACTGTTGTGTGGGTCGTCGACGCGGTTGTGGTTGTCGGACCGGTGTAGAAATTTGAATTTCATCCATCAGGGCCTGTTCATTTTCATCGAGCTTCAGGATTTCGGTATCACCACGATCGAGGATAATCTCTTCGTCCATCTACTCTTTATAATGAAACTAAACCGGTATCTTTAACGCACTTTATAAAAAATATTAGTTAGTAATAAAATGAAGTTCAACCGCAATATCATCCTGATAGCGATTAGCCTTGTGGCCATCTTGTTCCTGATCCAGCGTGTGGCGATCAGCTATTACCAGCCCAGACCGATCGAGATTGAACCGATCAATGAAGATTCCTTGTTCGAACTCGAACACAAGCTCGAGTGTGCCCCAGGTCACACAAAGGAAGGGAGCACCTACACGAAAGCGTTGACACCGGGTGGTCTCTGTAAGTCTGAACAGTTGGTGCGTGATCAGGCCAACTATGCCATCATTGGCGGAATTGGTGGATCTTTAATCTAAGTGTACTGTAAATGACGTCGGTGTCTGCCATTAGACTTGAAGTTCCAGATTCTGAATACGAGTATCATACGATTACAGTGGATACGATTGGTCAATCGAGCGCGAACTCTTTCACTGCCTATCTTAACACACCACTTCGTAATGTTGTTCAGGCTCGTCTTCTTGCGGCTCGTATAAATACGGTCTACACGACAGAGCATTGTTATATTTCGATTGAAGAACTCGACAGTAATTTCTCTGATCGAGCGACGAAGGATCCCCCGTTGTCGACATCTTCTCAACCGGGTCTCTCTGTTTTACGAAATTCGTTTGCATCTTTGGTGAGTGATACCACGGCGACGAGTGGTGATCAGGTGATTTCATTCAAGGATGACTATTTGGTTGCTCAGCAATATTTGGATCCAATTCGTAAATTGGATAGACTCGCGATCACGATTAGAAATGAAGATGGTAATACGATCACCGCTTCGACAGGTAATAATTTTTTAGTTTTTAGATTTGTGTGCAGGAAGTCGAACTTAATTTAAACCTTTCCTTATTGTAAAATATGTCATCCGGAATAGTGAAATTGATCGCTATAGGTGCTCAAGATGAACATATCATGGGAAAGCCAGAAATATCGTTTTTCAGTTCGACGTTCAAGAGACATTCCAACTTTTCACAGACCGTCGAAAAACAGACAATACAAGGGGCTGTGAATGGTAATTCCATGTCTACGATTCGTTTCGAAAAAACAGGTGATCTATTGGGATACACCTACTTCACGATCGATGATAACAATGCCGCTTTGGATCACCCAGATTGGTCCAGACTTATTGATTACGTCGAGCTTTTGATTGGGGGTCAAGTCGTCGATACACAGGATTCAATCTTTACGGAAAAGATTGCCATCGACACCTTTGCTAACAATGTTTCAAAGAGCTCAAATGGAGCTCACCCGGGATCGAGCGCTCGTTCCTATTTTTATCCTCTTCGTTTCTTCTTTTGTGAAAGTCCACAAAGTGCGTTACCATTGGTCGCCTTGAATTATCATAACGTCGAAATTAGAATTCACTGGGGTCCGGATGCTGAAAACTATAAATGGTCAGCCCACAGCAACTATTACTATTTGGATAACGAGGAACGCGGTACCGTTGCCAGTCGCGATCATGAAATGTTGATTTTTCAAGTGCAAAAGAATATTCCAAGTAACGAACTCATCCAAGATCTTCATTTCAATCATCCAGTGAAATACATCGCAAGCTCAAACACAAGTGATTATAGCGCGCTCACATCATACGATAACAAGGTCAAGGTGACGATCAATGGTGTCGATATAGATGGTTACAAGTGGGCCAGACCTCACTTCATTGAAGTGATGAATTACTACCACACAAACTTTGTCACGTCTCCAGACTTTTTCTTGTTTTGTTTTTGTTTGACAACGAGTCTTTTACAACCAACAGGAACACTAAACTTTAGTCGTTTAGATAGCGCGCAGATATTTAGTGAGACTCTACCCATAAAAGATCCCATATACGCAGTAAACTATAACATACTCAAGATATCGAATGGAGTAGCGGGACTTCTCTATGCCAATTAAAATGCAGACTTATATAAATGGTGAAGAACTTGAGCACTATTGATCGGTCGACGAAAGTCAGGTTGGGAAGACATGCAACCGACGATCAGGCCGACAATACCATTGTGATCAATGCTTCGAATGCCCCTATATCAGCTCGAACACCAGGATCCCTCTATATGACACCACTACGCGAGGCACCTGGTGGTAATACTAAAATTTTAGGTTACGATCCAGCAACCAAAGAGATTGTAAATACAAACATAGATGAACCAAATATTGTAGCTAGAGTAGTTGACTTTTACGCAAATATTGGTAATGTATTTACGAGCACCATACAGTTTACGGGACCGAATTCTTTGATTACGACTGGCAATGTCGGCATTTCTAATTCGACACCCGTACACACTTTGGATGTTGGTTCCAATCTTTGGGTCGATGATACCGGATCAGTTGTTTTGGGTGTGACCGGTGGTGTAGAAATTCAAGGTAATTTGGATGTGAAAGGACAATTAACGGTCATAGAATCACAGAATCTTAGAATTAGTGATGCGATCATAGAGGTTGGGAAGGGAAATACCACGGCGGATGTCGGTATCATGTTGGATCATCAAGGATCGAATGTCGTCGTGGGCTACAAGGACGACGAGCTCATATTTGCTCACACACAATCGTCGGCAGATCACACGTCTTTTACGGCCAATACGGCGAACCCAATCACGGCTCATGTCTATGGTTATCTCGTCACCCAATCAAATGTTGGCGTGATAAATACGAATCCGGTGCACACATTGGATGTTGGTTCGAATCTTTGGGTCAATGATACGACGGCGAATGTTCTCTATGTACGAGGTACGACGGACTTGGATGGCCACTTGGTGGTGATGGACAATGTCTACGTGTCGAATAATTTAATTGTGACAGACAATGTGTATGCGACCAAGGATTTGACGGTCACCGAAGATGCCTATGTTATTCAAGACTTGACGGTCACTGAAAATGTGTACGTGTCTAACAATTTGAATGTGACCAAGGATTTGACGGTCACCGAAGATGCATACGTCATTCAAGACTTGACGGTCACTGAAAATGTGTACGTGTCTAACAATTTGGTGGTCACAAAGGATCTCACTGTCAAAGAAGATGCCTATGTGATTCAAGACTTGACGGTCACTGAAAATGTGTACGTCTCCAACAATTTGAATGTCACAAAGGATCTCACTGTCAAAGAAGATGCCTATGTGATTCAAGATTTGACAGTCACTGAAAATGTGTACGTGTCTAACAATTTGAATGTCACCAAGGATTTAACGGTCACCGAAGATGCCTATGTTATTCAAGACTTAACCGTCACTGAAAATGTGTACGTCTCCAACAATTTGGTGGTCACAAAGGATCTCACTGTCAAAGAAGATGCCTATGTGATTCAAGACTTAACCGTCACCGAAAATGTGTACGTGTCTAACAATTTGACGGTGACCAAAGATCTCACCGTTAATAACGATGTTCGTGTATTAAAAGATCTTACAGTCACCGAAAACGTCTACGTGTCTAACAATTTGACGGTCACCGAAGATGCCTATGTGATTCAAGATTTGACAGTCACTGAAAATGTGTACGTGTCTAATAATTTGAATGTGACCAAGGATTTGACGGTCACTGAAAATGCCTATGTGATTCAAGACTTGACAGTCACTGAAAATGCTTACATGTCTAACAATTTAACAGTCACCAAAGATATCGTGACACGTGACGTGAAAGTCACCACATTGTCACCCGGGCGAGTTCCGTACGTTAACGCGAACAAGTATCTCGTCGACTCTCCAAACTTTACATATGATAACGACACCAACAAACTCACAGTGGCTGGCGATATTGTTGCGACTGGTAATATGTTTATTCAAGGTGAAACAACTTACGTAGAAACACAAAATTTGGTCGTCGATGATCCGATCATTGAATTAGCAAACAATAACGTGTCCGGTGGCATCGATATGGGTATCATCATGAACCGACCGGGTTCTAATGTGGCCATCGGCTACAGAGATCCAGAGTCCGAATTCATCATTGCTCACACATTGAGTGATGCGAGTGGTGCTAACATTGATCCCGACACATCGAACTTGATAGATGTTCACGTCTATGGTCGAATGATCACAGAGTCTAATATCGGTATCGCAAACACAAATCCGGTGCATTTATTGAGTGTGGGTTCTAATATTTACATGGAAGAAGGTCTGATTGATGTCACTGGTAACATTTACGCGACGACCTACCACGGCGACGGTGGTGTTCTTTCAAATCTGACACTTCAAGTCGTGACTGATCATGGAAATACAACGTCCAATACAATTCAATTTACAAACCCAACGATGGCATTCACGACGGATCTCACTTCGAATGTTGATCTGAAACTGGATCAATTGAACAGTGTCACCATTGATGGTCTCACAGAAGACCAATTGCTCGTGTACGATGGAAACAAGTGGGTGAATGAATACAATCTTCATAACTTCATACGAGTTCGAAATAGGTCGGGTATCGATATGTACAGAGGCAACGTCGTGTACATCACCGGTTCATTCAACTCGAACACAGCCAACGTTGCGTTGGCGAAGGCTAATTCCACCACCACGATGCCAGCGATCGGTGTGTTACACGAAGATCTCGCCGTTGGGGCAACAGGTATGGCGGTGGCGTACGGGAAGGTACAAAATGTCAGTACGATTGGGTTTACAAACGGACAAACCATTTACGTGAGTAACGTGGTCGCGGGTGGGTTTATGAATTCTAAACCATACGGACTTGGGGATCAAATACAAAACGTTGGTGTGTG